GTTTCGATGTTTCATTCAGCCCTTTATGCAACAAAGTCCTATATTGCAAGGAATGACATTGAAACCGCCCTCGTATACCAACTGTGCAAGAATTTGGTTGACTTTAATTATATCGAAGCTAATTGCGATTATGTTGATAAGTTGACTTCATATCCCTCCACTAAACTCAATGAGCTCTGCGATCAGGTGTCAGCAAAAGTTGAAAAGATCAATAAAGAACAAGAACAAATTGCTGACCAGTTGCTCGCCAAAGATCCATCTGAGTGTGTGTTTAAAGATGGAAACCTGTCATTATCCTCGGACGACACTAAGGTTAAACGTGTCTACACCACTGTTCCTGCTGTCCCTGTAAATCCTGCTCCAGCCTCATATACGTTTGCGGATTCTAGTCACGATGAAAACCCCCGGGCATCTGCAATTGTGCAACTGAATGCGTCCACTGCAGTGGCTCCCGATACCAAGAATAAGGAAACACAAATATCTGGTATTCGGGGAAGGTGTATTGACCTCCACTCTTATGGTCTCTCAAAGGATTTGAAGCTAGATCGAACCCTTACCACGCGGCTTGACACACTTCTTCAAGAATTGAGTTCCGAATGGCTTGACACCCTTGTCAAGTGTCAATTACAGCCATTCCATGACTATGATCTTCTTGACAGTGACAAAGTTAATTCCAACGTGGCTAAGAAGGCTAGTGCCGCTTCAAATACCAACAGTAGTCTTGAACTATCGTGTAAGGCTTTCATTAAATTTGAAACCTACCCCACTCCTAAGGATGTCAGAAATATAGTGTCTCAGAATGATCAATACTTTCTCGAGTTCACGAAATTCACGTATCCATTCAAGAAAAGCATACTCAAGAAGACTAATTGGTATGCTCCGGGAATGAACGGACATCAAATGGCGCGGCGTATCAAAAAGATTCCAAAAGACAGACTTGTTCTGTCTGCGGACTTCTCGAGATTCGATGGTTCTCAATCGGCGTACTGGAGAGCAACCCTAGAGCAAGGAGCTTACATTCGCGCATTCCCAAAATCTGCGAAGACCATTATGCAACTATTTCTTCTCGATTTCAAAGCAAAGGTCTCCATGAAGAATCGAGATAGTTTCCGACCACTTTATTATTATCTCAATGGATCCAAACCATCTGGCACTGCTGTGACAACTGACGGCAACACCATGCTGAACGCTGGGCTGCTCTACATAGTCCTCAGACTTTGTGGACTCTCGGCCAAAGCTGCCTATCAGGCCGTGTGTGAATCGCTCTTTTACGGAGACGATGCCATCTTTGTCTTGCCACGTAATATCGACAAAGGGTACTTAGTGAAAATCTACAAGCTCTTAGGATTTTCACTCGAAGTTTCTGAATCACCTCGTGATTGTTTCCCTTTCCTTTCCAGATTCTTCGATTTGGCAACCGGTGACAGCTTCCCAAATCACGCTGCCATCATAAGAAAGATTGCTGTTGTAGACAACCAATCTGCCACCCCTCAAACCCAGCAACTGTACAATAAGTTGCTAGGATATTACACAGCGGATCCAACTGATGAGTTAATAAAGATGCTCTTCGAAACTATTGCGGTTCACCTATTGCAATCCGGGAAAGCAAAGGATGATTTCCAGGCCCTTGATCACGAAATCATCTACAAGATCGCGTCTGGTGCTTGGCCCACGCGGGATGAGTGGTTAGCTAAAGCTGAATCGTTGAAGAAAGTTCAGTTTGTCAATGTCGATGATGTCATTGACAAACTTAATAATGGGTTACCCCCGTTCGCAGTTAATGCGGATGGGGAGGTGAGTTATTAAGCGGTTGGGTAACCTCATAAATTTTCTTTGTTTTATATTGACTGTTTAAAATACCATGCCCAAAAATAAACGTGCTAAGAAAAAGAACGCTAGGAAAAAGTCTAAGAAGAGTGTTCGTCAGAATATCCCTGCTGCACAATCTTCTCAAAATCGTTCTAAATTTCAGACTCAATCATTATCCGGTTCTTCCGTTCGTGTGCGAGGCTACGATTTAGTATACGCTTCTGACGAAGATCGTTCTGTTGCAGATGGTGCATTTTGTGTTATACCATGCAATCCAGCGTATTGGACTGGCAC